GTATTGGACTAGGTGCTATGGGTTTCCATGCGTATTTACAAAAAGAAGGAATACCTTTTGACAATCCAATGGCATCAGCAGCTAACTATGATATGTTTAAGCATATCAAAGAAGATGCAGAAAGAACAACTAGAGAATTAGCAGTAGAAAGAGGGGCTTGCCCTGATGATGATACCGCTTCCGTAAGGAACGCTCATCTATTAGCTATAGCACCTAATGCTAGCTCTAGTATTATTTGTGGCAATACCAGTCCGAGTATAGAACCTTATAGAGCAAATGCTTATACTCAAAAAACTAAATCAGGAAGTAATCTAGTAAAGAATAAATTTCTAGAAAAAGTTTTAGATAAGTATAACATTAATAATGAGGAAACTTGGAGTAGTATTGTTGCGAACAAAGGAAGTGTACAACATATTACTCAGTTAGATGACTGGGAGAAAGACACTTTCAAAACAGCAGTAGAAATAAATCAGGCATGGGTAATAGAACACGCTAGTGCAAGGCAAGAATTTATATGTCAGTCACAAAGTGTAAATCTATTCTTCCCTCCTGATGTAAACAAAGGAGATTTGCATAATGTACATATGTTGGCATGGGCAAAAAACTTAAAAACATTGTATTACTTGAGAAGTGAAGCTATTAGTAGAGCTGATAATGTATCTAATCAAGCTAAGCGAGAAATAATATTTGAACAAGCAGATTGTTTAAGTTGTGAGGGATAAATGAGTTTATTAAAAGAAAGAGAATACTATAAACCTTTTCAATATCCTTGGGCATTTGAAAACTATAAAAAGCAACAGCAAATGCATTGGTTACCTGAAGAAGTAACCCTACAAGATGATATAAAGGATTATAAAGAAAAACTAAGTGAAGGCGAGAGGACATTGTTAGACAATATATTTAAGTTTTTCACTCAAGCAGATGTAGATGTATGTGGAGGCTATGCCACCCATTACTTACCTACATTTAAACAACCAGAAGTAAGAATGATGTTAGTTAGTTACGCTGCTATGGAAGCAGTACACCAAGAAGCATATTCCCTTCTACTAGAAACTTTAGGTAAGTCGGAAGATATGTACCAAGAGTTTTTTGATATCGGCGCTATGATGGAGAAACATGAATATCTACAAGATTTCAGCATGAACACTCCATATGACATGGCTAAGACGATGGCAGTATATAGTGCATTTACAGAAGGAGTACAGTTATTTAGTAGCTTTGCTATTCTTCTTAACTATCCTAGACATAATCTAATGAAAGGAATGGGACAAATTGTTACATGGAGTATTCGTGATGAATCCTTACATGTTGAAGGATTGTCAAAACTATTCAGAACTTTCATTTCGGAAAATCCCGAGTTATGGACTGATAAGTTAAAGTACGAAATATATTGTGCTGCAGAAAAGACAGTAGAGTTAGAAGATAACTTTATTGATATTTGTTTTGATAAAGCAGATATACCAGATTTGACAGCAAAAGAAGTCAAGGAATATATTAGATATATTGCTGACAGAAGGTTACTGGGAATAGGTATGAAGAAGATTTTTCATAGTACCGAAAACCCCTTGCCTTGGATTGACATGCAAGTCAACGCAGTTGAGCATACCAACTTTTTTGAAAACCGTTCTACTGAGTATGCTAAGGCTAGTACACAAGGTAACTGGGAGGATGTATTTAAATAATGGCTGAATTAGAAAAATTAAATATTGATGGCGAAGACCATTATATGGAGGACATGACAGAAGAACAAAAGTCTATTGTTGTGTCTATTTATAAATGTGATGAAGAGATGGACAGATGTAAGCATTTGATTGCTATTTGTCAGACCGCTCGACAAGCATATATTAATGATCTAGGCGCGCAGTTGAAAAGTGAAAAATCTTAAGTTTTTTATATTAACAACAAGCAAGAAAGATTATAGTCAAAACTTCTACGGGCCTGGAGGAAGAAATCCTGCCCTAGAAGATTTGAAAAGACATTTTAATGCTCGGTGGTCTAACTTAGACTATAGCGAAGCTGTAGTAATTATCAATACAATTGATAGAAAATATATACGAGAATGTTCTACTTGGTGTATGGCAATGGGAATTGAGTTTTATGTAACCGAATGTAACGGTATGCCAGGGCAAGGAAAGAATGAAGTTCTTAGAATCTTTCATGAATCTGAATATGACTATATAGTACAAATAGATGGGGATGATTATCTAACTCCTTATGGGGTGTGGTTTTACAAACAATGTGCAGCCTTAGATAATCCTCCTGATTCTATATGCTTAATTAACTCTTGGTCAGCTAATAGAACAGAATATGGTCAAAGAATGTATAACCACCCATTTCAAACACCTAATGCACCTTTTGATTATGAGGAACAAATTCAGTTATTAAAAGATAGGTCAGAAATAGCTCCCAATTCTAAAAAGTATTTGATTAATAATAGAATTGTAACAGATGTAGATGAGGAGTTTTTACATTACTTAAAATTACAAAAAGTTACAGATACCAATATGAAAGCATATGGAGAAACCTATCATGTAGGAGAGCCTTATCAAGATGAAGCAGATGTATGCGAAACTCATTCCCGACTGGTATTCTACAGTAAAAAAGCCGCAAAGTATAGAACTATACCTGATATGACATTAGGAGAAGATACTTATCTATACTATCTACTAAAAGACGCTCATGCTAGAGGTGAAATAAAAATGTTTAGACATTATGAAATACCTTGTACTTATGTGTATAATCAAACAGACATGGGGCTTGTTAGAAATCACTCCACCTCTTTCTCTAATCATATCTGGATGCAATACTTTAATGAAGAAGTTCAAGAACTTATAAAACAAGGAAAGGTGCATGAATTTAATTTACCAGATATCGAGTTACCTTACCCTGAAGGACAGAGTGCAGAAACTGCCAATGACTATGGTATAAGTATTCATGCTCATAGAGTATATGAATACGATGAAGAAGGACACATTATACTTGATGAACATGTATTTACAAATGTACAAGACCCTGAAGTCCAAGCTACCCTAAGAAAAATTGAAGCAGTTGAAAAAGAACAGTTGGAATTAAGAAAAGAATTTGATAATTTAATTAGAGCCTCTTATCATTGTATTAGTAAATTATGTGCTTTGCATGGACAATCATACTGGGCAAATAATATGCAGATTGAACCACCTTTGTTACATATGGGAAAATTAAATAAAACTAAAATTGGTGCAGGTAGCGTTGTAATAGAATGAAAATATTTATAGGTTACGAGCCAAATCACCCCGACATGTTTGAAGTATGTAGAAAAAGCATACTCAAATTTAATTCTACCCATGAAATCATACCACTCAAAAAATCAGAAATATCTGATTATACTCGTCCATTTCAGAACGAGAGTACAGACTTTGCCTTTACTCGTTTTTTAGTACCACATCTCTGTGACTATGAAGGACAAGCTTTATTTTGTGATGGAGATTTCTTATGGTTTTGTGACCCTGAAGAAGTTATGGACTATTTTTACGATGAAGATACAGTATCAGTGGTAAAACATCCTAATTTTCTCATTAAACCGAAAAAAATGAAAGGCAAGAAAAATGATTCATACCCTAGAAAGTACTGGTCTAGTCTTATGCTTTTTAATAATCCTAAATGTAAAACACTTACAGTAGACTATGTAAACGAAGCCCCAGCGGGTGCATTGCATGAGTTACAATGGGCAGATGGTATAGGAGAGATTCCTGCTCAGTATAATGCTATGGTAAATTATTACAAATTCAATCGTCCAAAAGCAGTTCATTTTACAGATGGCGGGCCTTGGTTAAACATAAACGATAACTCGGAGTACACAGCAGCATGGATGCAAATAAGAAAAACAATGTAATACTTGTAGGAAATTCAGTGGAACTTCTACAGTACGACTTTGGAAAGTATATTGACAGTTTTGATACTGTGGTAAGATTTGGGCGAGGTGTTCCCACCGAAGACAACTCTCATGCAATTGGAAAAAAGACTGATATGTGGATAACAGGGTTTCTTCGTATGGGGAGTTATCATTGCTTTCCTGGAGCAGAAATTTTATTCAATCGTTGCAGAATCCATCTTGACCTAATTCCCAAGAAAACAATACCTTTTGATAACTATACAGATATGTTCTCTGATGATGAACTTATGAAAATATTTAATAAAATGGGAGCAAAAGTAGGAGTAGCAGAAGGCCAAAGACCGAGTGCAGGTTTCTTGGGAATTTTGTATTTCTTGCAAAAGTGTGAATATAATTCTCTTACAATTATTGGATTTGATTTCTTTGCGAAAAAACTACCTATCAATACAGGTATGGACTATCCATCAAGTTGGCACATGCCTATCAACAGTATATCTAAAACTCCACACAATGCCAAAGAGAAACAAATAGTATCTAAGTGGCAAAGTGAAGGCAAATTAAATTGGAAAATTCTTTCCGACCTAAAAGAAGAACTCTTAAAGTTTACCTAATTGGTAACCATTTTCTAGTAACTTTCTAGAAGCAATCTTCTGTCTATCTGCTTTTATAAGTAGAGTTTCATTTATTTTTTCATCTCTATAGTTTTGAGGAATATTATCAATTAAAGAAGTATAGCAATCCCAAGGTAGGGCGAATAATTTACTAGTACATAATTGATGGTATGGTTTTACTAAATCAACATGTTGTATATTGATACTAAAAGATTTTCTCATCATAATATTGTGATTAATTAAATCTATAATTTCTAGAGCTTCGTCATCAATCAAGGAGTCATTTTTGCCATTCATATATAAAGGC